GGTACTTGTGCATCCTGTGTGTTTTGTTTTGTGTTAGTCATGTTACTCTCCTCAAAAGGTAAAACAATTAAACTTCAGTGACTGCTCCAGAACCTTGCAGCGATGCGTTAAACTTGTTCATGGCAGAAAGGCCCGAAGATAACGATACATCGGATAACCAAACAGTGCCCTCAATAGCATCCTTCGGTATAGCACCTACAACACCCGTAGGCATGTAACGTGCCGTCAAGGAGGTTTCATCCTCCCATGCAGTAAGGATTTTCTTCAATGCAGTAGGAATTGTGGTAGTTGCACCGTGCCTCCAAGCAAATACCTTGGAGATAAGATCATCCGCGGGTACATTAAGTGATGCTGTTACCGATTCTTCTTCCAAAGCACCTACATCACCCTGCTGCCCCTTCTTAAGGATACGGAAGAAGCCACGTGCTATGGAAGTACCGTCACCTGCAGGATCAATCTCAATTACGACTTCACCGCGTCCTGTAAGCACCGCAGTCATACCAGTTGAAGCATCAAAGACACCCGACAATGACAACTGTACAGTACGTAGACCCGCTTCGAACTCCTTAAAGCCGCCATTGGTCTGAGCTTTGGCAAACGTAGTATTGTCGATAGGATTCATCGTCTGCGTCAACGTAAACGACTGTGCGTTTGCAAACGTAACTGTTGGGAAATACTTACCGGACACAGTTATCGGTCCAGTCACAGTATAACTGGACGCAAACGTTACCTGACCATAAAGGTAGTTGATATCGATAACATCGGCTGTGTGATCAACAGCGTTATCGAATACCGTAAGAGTAGCAGAACGATCCCAAATCTCCTTAGATGCTGCGTCGATGGAGTAAGTTTTTCCTGACACCAACGACATGGATTCGGTGGTCATTGTGGTAGAGGTACCTTGCTGCTTCAACTTGGCCTGATAACCCGCAAAACCTTTATAAAGAGCCTCACCAACAATATCCCAGTTAATGAGACCCGCCTCAGAGGACTTAAAAGTTTGTCCCAGGATGGTGTCGTCGATCTCATCACCATTCAAGTCCATGGTACCAGTGCTGCCTGGTAGTGTGTACCAATTGGTGCCCGCGTCATCGGAAACCTGAATCTTCTTTGCCATGACAATTTCCTCTTAGTTACGATTCACAATGGAATCCGATTAGTTAACGGTGAACTTGCAGGTTCTACAATTAGGGCATAGTTACCTGCAAATAAGGGTTGCTGATTCTCACTGTAACCTAAATGTGCCACATTGGTTAACTGCGTAATGGAATCCCAACGGTCACCATTTACATCTTGACTAGGTAAGCCTAATAAAACATCATTTACTTCGTGCATCTTGTTTAGCGCTGCTAAATAACCCGAAGCGTTACCACGTACCTTTACTTGCACGTTAGGAAAATCTAGCAAGTACGCAGGATTCGATGGTAAACCTCCAGTTTCCGTAATCAGAATAATCGTATCCGGAGTTACTGGTGATCTACCAATATTAATACTCCAACCGCTGGAGGCATTAAAAGTACCCACACCCGCAGTGACGAGCAAATCACGAATACCTTCAGCTATTGAGGCCAAGACCCCTCCTCATAGCAGCTATCAAGCGTTGACGAAAGTCATCAAAACCGCTCATAACAGCTGCTTCAAGAAACTTTGCTTGTGTTGGCGATACGTGCGAAGCATCAAGACGCTCATGTACAATTGCAGCGTATGGAGGATTACTGCCTGCAGCATAACCTACTACACCAGAAACACCGCTACTCGTACGTCGTGTCTGAATAAAACCACTTGCTTTCAAACGTCCTGTATCTACAGGTACTAATACTTGTGATTCATCGAATATAGGTTGCAATCCTTCATGAACCGCTTCTTCAGTAACTCCATCAACAGAATCAATAAGGCGTTGAAAGTTACGTTGGATTGACGCCATCTGACGTCGCACATCACGAGTTGCGCCTGCAGATGCAGATGTATTACCCTTCGGTAAACGCCTCGATCCTACTGGAAATTGAACCGCCATCACAAATACGCCTTACGTTCGAATCTTACAGCACCCAGATTCGGGATCTTACGAAAACCTGCAATAGGTACTGCGCCTACAACTGTTGTTGGATCAGAGGCGATGGAACTCCCCAACGCCAAATAACCATTAACTACTACATCGGAATCCAAATAAACAATAGCATTGGATATCTTTTCTTGTCCATGAGGAGTACGAAACGCTTCGTTCTTATCTTCCCAGTGACCCTTTAAAGCTTGAGGAGCACCAAAAATATAACCACCGAAGCCGTCAGGACTAACGCTCCAATAAGTAACATCTTGTATTAGTCCTGTAGTCATACTACTTTAAACTCAGCACGTAGGGTCCCACTTCCAACCGAAGCTAGTTTACCGGTGGAATCTAACGAAATAGCCATCTGCCCATATCGAGTTGAACGGATGCCACTCTTATACACATTTGCATAAGATTGGCTACTGTCACCAACATCTTCACTAACTAATCCACCATGTTCTACTGTAAGTGCAACGAAATGTGCTGACAAATACAGTTCAATATCCTTTAACTCAACCTCAGTTAAGCCTTCGGGTAACAGATACTTATCGACGTAACGATTTGCTACATCGATAATCGATGAAGTATCACGAGATGCTGGTACATCTATGATACCTTTAACATCAGCATCTGTTACCCTCGCAGCCATTACTTGTTACCAGCACCCTTACCAGCGTTACTACCACCAGTGTTCTTACCAGCGTTTGCCTTTTCTTTTTCCATTGCGGCACGCTGCTCATCTTCCAGTTGCTTCTGCGCAGCAGCTTCCTTTGCAGCCTGCTCTTCAGCTTCCTTTTCCGCACGTACTTTATCGCGAGCGGCTTGTTGAGCCATCTCTTGCACGATACGCGGATCTTCAAATTGATCCGCAAAACATGTTGCTTGGTGTTTGGTGAGCTTTACGATATCACCCTTTTTATAGGTGTGACGCACACCATCCTTGAAACCTGCATAGTCATCTACGACTAAACGCATTTCGACTGTATCACTTTCGTTCTTACTCATCGGAATCTCCTCTGAAACATTAAGGAAGTGGGAATCGCACTTTGATCGTTTGATCGTTTGATTCCCACTTCAGTTTATCTCACGCTAGCAGGTTACACTTACGTGTAGTGTGCGATACCGCACTGGTTGAGCTGATCCTTTCGGATACGTGGCACCATGATCGACATAACCCTGAAGTGCACTACCATACCGCCGTCGGTTTCCCACTGCAGTGTAGTAGGCTGCATACCAACGATGATATCGATGACGTCCTGAGTCAACTGCAACATGATGACGTTGTTGGCCGTGATGGTCGAAGTTGGCTGAATGAAGGCCAGAGATGGGATTTCCATCAGACGCGTCAGAATGGTTTTGTCGCTGTTTGCCTTGTAATCTTCACCCAGGCGATTGTAGTTGGCTTCCGAGATGTAGATGCCATAAGGACCATACATATTCTTGGCCTGCAGTGCATCGATCATGGAAAGAACATCGCCAACGATCTGCTCACCAGTAGCTGTACCATCCCAGTTCGCAGTCAAGGCACCTGTATTACGCTGCGGATGAGTTTCCAGTCCGTACACTACACCACTACCGACAGTCAAGCCAGCACCTGCGAACAGAATGGATTCAACCTTTTCGGCTACCTTACGACCCGCGATCTGGGCCTGTGTAGTGTCCAGCGGAAGCCCTTTGTTGCGCGAAGCCTGCAAGGCGCGAATGTTGATGTTGAAGCCTTTGTGGATAATAGGCAACGGCATCGCTTCGGTTGCGTATACGATACGATCACGTTGACCCTCAGTGACCCCGGACATGTTGACCTCAGCGGACGTCATATCGCTCGAAGTTTCCCACTCAATCTGAGTGTGACCCAGACCATTTGGGATATCAGTACGAAGTCCTCGTGAAAGCAGAGGTTCGAAGGCTTGGAGGCGAGTACGTGCTACACCAAGCACTGCGTTGTCGATAGCTTTCCACTCATCCTTCTGCAGGACTCCGCAGGTGCGCATCGAGTTAGTGTTGAAACCAGAAGCCAACATACGTTGTGCTACAGTACCTGCAGCAACGAGCTGACCCCCAGAGTTTGTAATGGCATCGATCTGTGCTTTATCCATCATAATCTCCAAAGTTAATAGTTAGTCAAACATCAAGGGTCGTAACGTTGCCGTTACAGAATCGTTACACGCACACGTGCGTCAGAACCACCTGCGACGACAGTTTCGGTTGCCTGGGCAATGACACTGGCACGAGATGTATTCGCAGTAGCAGCGCTAGTGGCTACCTTACGTAGGGTACCATCGCCTGCCGATTCCAGGAAATCGCCGGCAGTAACAGTAACACCTGCTGCCACAAATGCATTCACTTCAGCACCGGGCTGCAGTACTGAATAGATGACGTTTTCGCCGACTGTGTAAACTACATCAATACCGTTACCGATAACTTCATTTTCGATGGCAAATGCTTTCTGTGCGCTACCCGCTGCGGCTCCATGAACCTGCAGAGTACCAGCACCGTTAACCTGAATCAAGTGACCCGGAGTGATTGACGCGGCAGCAGCAGCTTCCTTTTGGAGACCCTCGCCGCGCAAGATGATTGTATTTGACATTTCGATTACCTCTACTGTGAGTTAGTTAATTACTTACAACCTTAACCGCTAGATTAGCCGGCCTGCTCGACGGGATACAACTCAGGAGGTGCATCCGCGAAGTTGCTATCTGCGTTGTCACGCAGGGTGTCCTGGGTATCAGTACCGCCGGCCAGGGAATAATCAGGAATATCTGCAAGTGCTGCCAGGTTTTCCAGCTGCTCGATAGGCATTTCCTTCAGTTGCTCTTCGCTGAACTTGTTACGTGAGTTGTCCAGAAGCCCTTTGACCAGAGTACCTTTACGCTGTGCATGCATGCGGAGACCCGAAGACAGCACTTCCTGCATGTCTTTCGGTGCCTGCTTCAGATAATCTTCGACAGTTGCTGGTGGTACAGGTGCAGCAGCTGCAGCAGTTGTGGATGCCTTCAGTCCGGTACCTTCAGCAGCTGCATTGTTACCTGCCTGCTGTGCTGCGGTCAGATCACCAGAACCTTCAGGAGGCTCCGTAGACGCTACAGGCTCCATGGATTCCAGCTGCTTTTCATCCAACGTCATTAACCATTTGCGATCACATTCCTTGAAACGTGTTGCTTCATTGGTAATGAGGTTACTTACACGAGTATCGATATTCATAACAATTCCCTCTTGTACGTTAACGTCAACAAACTCTGTTACAGGGCGTACCTCGGTAACCTCAGTGCCCAGAGATATTGTGCCATCATCGGCGATTGAATATGCACGTTTAAAGAGGCCTGTCCAACCTTCATAAACGAACATAGCATCAAACACTGCCACTACATAATGATAAGCGTCAGGTTCAATCTTGTCCAACGCAGCAGTTAAAGCGGTTCGAAGATCACGATCGCTCAACACTGCATTGGTTGTAAAACGTAATAGGTTTCCAAAGCTCTTCATCAGCTTCTGAAAGATGCCCATATGTGTTTTGTCTTGGGATTCTGTTGGTGTCGGAGGTGTCGCAACCCCTGCAGTTAAAAAGCCCTGCGAGGACGAGTCGGAGGAGTTGGACTGTGCATTGTCCTCGAGGGAAGTCGCACCTACAGGCTCATCACCAACCTGATTGATGCGAGGAGCACCACAACCATCTGCGACACTACAAGCACCCTGAGCATTGAGAGGTAACAATGCTAAGTGATCTGGTACAATATCACGCCAAACACCAGAAAATGCTTCGTTACCGAACTTTCCTGAACTCTGCTCAACCAGTGAAAACAATCCTGTAGAAACCTCTACAAGAGTTTCACCAGCTTCGAGGGCTGTTACTACTTCATGGATTTGGTTGTCGTCAGGTGCAGCTTCGACCTTTGACAAATTGATCCAGGCTTCAGATTTCAACTTACCTTCGTCTAAGGAGGTGTTAAACAGAATTCCGAAAGAATCTGACTCCAAAATCGAAGGATGTGACGCAGATACAGGCTCCCCTTCAATCTGTGGATGGCTCATCATGACGGGTCGGCCATTCCATGAATCAGGAAAACGGCCAAACTCTTCGGCCAAAGCCAGCTCAGGTGCAGCTGCATTGGAAGCGTGATGTACACCTTCCACAAGCATTACGGTTGGTACCACTAGATGTTCAGTACCATTAAAAGTTTCGCGACGTATCTGACTTACGTCAGGTGTACCCATAGCTGTAACCAGCTGCGACATCTGCACACCTTTCTTGCTTTTGGATAACTTCATACGAAACTCCTTAATGACTGTACCATCATATCAAAATTATACTATATATCACAAATTAAATCTATGACCTGATTTTAAGTGATACAACTCTTAAATTACTATTTAGTACTAGTAGTTTGCCCTTGCTGTGGTTGTGTCGGTGGTGTTGATGTTGGTGGAGCTGGAGGTGTTACAATATCACTCGGAGCTAAATTACCTTCCAAACCTAAAATAGATCGTGCTTCCTCACGTGACGTGATTTGCATAGGCTCTTTGGTTTGTCTAGCCAAATTAGTAACAGTACGTGCCTTCTGTGCCATCTCTTGAGCCCGTTCTAACGGCGACATGATGAATGCTTCAGGCCAGTCAATAGTATAATTAACACTAGGTAACACCCCAGCACCTATCAGATTATCCAATACAGGCATCAATATCATGGGTTCAGCAAAAGCCATTCGCCGCTCATCAATACGCTCAGCCCAGTTAGCTCGATCCTGTTCAGATGCCAACTGCCCCGCTTCTGATCCTAACAGGATTCGTTGTGGAATTCCCGTGGCGCCCGAAAGCAGTGATATAAGCATTTGGAAGGTTCCTGTAGGATCAGGTACATCTGAACCTAAACTGCTAAGTTTAACACCCCGTGTACGAATAACACGACGTAGTTGATGTTGATAATCGTCAATCATGGTGGAAAGATCTGCGGCGTCTGTGGTATCCAACTCCATATCCTTATCGATATCAGCATGCAGACCCCGATTCGCAGTTAACCAGAAAGTTTCTGCCGAACCACCACACACTTTAAGGAGATCGTCGAGTAAGTTGTAAACACGAGCGAGTCTCGGGATACCATAAATCTTATCCTCGAGGGAATTCTCTAGTATATGTACAACACGTGTGTGATGAGCAGTAATTTCCACAGTTGAAGCTGTAGCTTCAGAGTTTGCACTTGCCTGAATGCTGTTTGAACGTGATTCGGGATCACTAATAGTGATCTTGTATTCCGTAGGCAAACCAAAACGTGGTGAACTTGTAGAAGCTTCAAATTTGCTGATAGTAACAGAAGACTCACCTAAAGGCTGAACATAAAGTAATTTACGTCCAGTACTCTTACGTACAGGCATTTTAGCTTGAGCACCATCATCGAACCCCATAAATAGAATAGAGTAACGACCAAGACCTGCAAGCTTATCGGCACGTTCTATATTGCTCCACAAACGTGTATCCTTAATAAGCTTTTCCCAACGGGTGTCAAAGTTACTATCACCTTTAATCGTTGGAGGACGTTTCCAGGTAGCAGCCGAAGGTGCTTCTACCACCCTTGCAGCAATGTCTTGACGTGAAAATCTTTGTAGGTAGTTAACATAAGTAGGTGTCTTGTTATACCCGAAGACCGTATACAAGTCACGGTCACCACCAAACTGTAATCCTAACCCTTGTAAGAGCTTAGTACGTTCGAGGAGTGCTGCAAGTGTACGTATTGCACCTGAAGCTAAGTTGGTAACCTTATTACCGCCACCTTCATTGCCACCATTGCTGCCATCTTGTTTGTCTAAGTTGCTCACCACGTTACTCCTGTAATAATACGAGCTTCTTCAGTGCTACCTGATGCTCGATATTCTTCATCTCTAGCGTAGTTATCACCCCAAACCACACCAACTTTACCTTTATTCAACTTGTTAAAAGCTTGCGCTGCAGCAGAAACCATATCATCGTGGGCACCTAAAGGAAATGTATCAATCTCATCTAGGAACGGTTTATTCCATTTCCCACGTACGAAACATACCTTACCTGCCTCACAAGCAGCTAAAAAAGGTCCAGACCGAGCTTCTATTGGTCCTGTAGGACGTATACCATTAACACTATAACCAGGTAAAACATCTTCCTTGTAGTTAGCAATAACTATTTTACCTGAAGAACCTGGTTCCTGCTCAATTAGAACTCCTATATTGAACCCATCACCTTCAGCACAAGTCTTAACACGTTTTTGCAACTCACGCGGTGTGACTTGAAAATGTTCTAAGTCATGAACATAATAAATATCATGTTTTCTGTCCTTCGACATGAGTAAGCCTACAGTCCAGTCACCATCATCCTTAGTAGACGCGAAATCCCATGAACGAATTGCCTTAAGTTTGTATTCTTCAGGTAAGATATCCACAATCTGGATATTCTTAGAAATCTCCACCTCTGTCAACGACTTCAGAGGGCGCTGTTGGTACTGTGCTTCGAACCAGAAAGTACCTAATACACGTTTAATTTCTTCAAGAGCCTCAACACTGTAACGTTCTGGCCAAAGAGCCTCACCTGGAACACGTCCAAGAGGATCATTCTCGAGCGCTATCGCTGGAATGGATATTTCAGTGAATATATCACCAAATTCAGTCTTAACACGTCCGATAAGGTCATCGATGTTCCATCGGGTAGCCAAAATAACCATCGAACCACCAGGCTCCAAACGTGTATAGGCCGTAGCACGGAACCATTCCCAGTCATCGTCACGTTGAGTTTGCGATAAACTCTCTTTGGCGTTCTTAATGTAATCATCGATCAGGAAGAGATCTCCACCGCGACCTGTAATAGCACCGCCAACACCAATAGAACGCATGCCACCACCGTCAGTAGTCATAAATCTGGAGACTTGTTTGGTGTCCGCACGAAGCCTTGTAGTTAAGATATCATTACCATCAACCATCATATCACGTACTTTACGTGCGTGATCAGTAGATAAGTCAGCACCATAAGTCGAAAGGATAACGTCCTTCTTAGGCCACTTTTCTAAAAACCAGATAGGTGTATTTATCGACAATAGTTCAGAATTATGCACCACTACATTTTGGCAAGTAAATGTATGATCATCCTCAACTTCGAGACATCTGCATTCAACCTGACCACAAAAGTCGACCGAAGTAACTTGATCATCAATGTAACTACCCTTATCATCAAAGGGTCTTCTTTGGGGTCTTTTATTACCGAATATCTCGTGCATTTTATTCTTAAGCGTTTCCTGTTTAATTCCAGGTATAGGAATTATCTGGGCAAAACGCTCAGTATCATCCCTACGTTGAATTTCTAAACGCACTTCTTCAGAACCTTTCTTATAACCGCCCTTATGCCAGTTAACTTTAACATTGGATCTAATACCAAACCTTAACAGTAAGGATTGCACATCTAAAAGTAGGTCGTGGTTGCACGATATAAACACCGGATTAACGGTCATTCTACGTTTGTGGCCGCCAACAGAACCGTCACAAGCGAAGTATGCACCGATAAAATGTGCTATCACTTCATTCGAACATCTAAACAACCATTTAGGTACTCGTTTAGTGTGTGAGTTTTGTCCTGCAATTCCAACCTTACGTAACCAAGCACGACACCCATTATTAATATCATAACGTCCCTCGTTCACGTGACGTATGTTAAATCCCATCGCATCAACTACACTACGAATATCCTCAAGTTCCCTAGACTCATGACAAATAAGACGTGCCATAACAGTTTCTTGCGGTTTACCTTTGTTAATAGTTACACAACAACCATCACCTATGAAGTAACCAAGTAAACGAGCCTCTTCAAATGTTGACTTATGTGTAGGTACTATTTGAGGTTTGCTTATGACAGCTAAGGATTGACCTACCTTAATATTCTTAGCCTCTAACCAACCCTCATCAGTTAATATAGGATGATCAAGAGCGGCTATAAGATTTTTACCCAAACGTGTCTGAATGGATACAACATCTAACTTACCCTGCTCAAAAACCTGAAGCACTTTACGTGCACGTCCTTCATGTGTAATTACCTCTTCACCTACAATAACAGCTCCTAACTGTTTATAAGTGCCATCAGCCATTAATACAGGTTCTGTACGGGCTAAGGGTTTACCGTGCCTCGGGGGCATAGTAATTATTAGACGTGCACCACCTTTTTGCACTGCCATAGCAATCTTAACTGCGATGTATAGTAGATGTTTTGCAGGAATCCACGCACCTCTCTGGATCTTCTGACCCATAGTTGCTGGAGTTAATCGATACCCAGCTTTAGCAAGTGCATTTACGTCAATACTCATATTTCCTACTATAGTTAGTTGTATCAGTTCATGCCCACAGGCAGGTCGCTAAGCGCGGCGAGAAATACAGTGCGATAATCATGAACCCACAACGGATCCATCCTCCCAAACAAATTCACTTACGGGTCGGTGCATTTGACAATGAACACAATAAGTAGATCCATAAAACTTAGGATCCCTTGCATATGTCCTAGCTATACTCTCATGCATCTGTGTAGATGAACCACAAGTTGTGTGAATATAAGTTAACCTTAGAGGACGTACAAAACCTTCAGCAATTTCCTTATCACTTAATACCAGATAAGTATCTGCCTCCTGTGTAGGTTTATCGTCGTAACCACGAGTGAGATTGGGATTTGATGGATCATCAGTAAGTTTACTCATCTACTTTAGCTCCTTTGGCGAGGTTCTCGGCTGCAGGAATAGCACGTAGGTTGGACGGATCCCAGCAACGTTGAAATTCATCCCAATCTACTTTACCATCAATAATCACTGGATAACGGGATAGTGGGTGTATATGGTCGACATGCCAACCTTCATCTAACACTACGCGTAGCTTTTTACCCGGATAATCTTCCTTCAAGCGCGCACGTAGTACTTTAGCAAGGCGTTCAAAACGGTAACCAATAAGGTGTTCCAGTTGAGATGCTATATTAGGAGGACACAAAGCACCTAATTGATCCTTAACACGTGTAGCTGTATGGTGTTTTAGACGTGCAGCAACATTATCCGAGCGGCGCTTATCGCCTAGAGCGTTCTTACATTCACGGCAGTACGATTGACGTCCATCTGAAGAGTCTGAATGCTTGCCAAACTCTTCCAAAAGCTTCTTTTTACCGCACTTAACACATTTTTTAAGTCGTGCTGACATAATACATTTCCTAACCTTGTTTGTTATTCATACCACGTATTAAATGTGTACCCCAGAAAAAAGCTCCAATACCAAGAACTAACGTAGTAACACCAGTATAAGTGGCAATCTTGAACACATACTCTGACCACTGCAAGTTAACTGGATACAACAAGGCTGAAAAGGTAAGAGTTAACAACCACCAACGGATCACAAGTAAAGATAATTGCCTACGTGTACGCGATCTTTCGGAGTTCTCTTCCATCGTCTGCTTGAAGAATTGCCCATACAACTCCGCACGTTTCATTGAATCGACAGCTTTTTCCTGTTCGGTAAACTGCTGGTTGTCGATCCAATTACCAACGCCCTTAACGATTTCCATTCCATTGGAGCCTGAACCGCTAGTACCACCTATCAAGAAAGAACCTATTGCTTTTAACCAATTCATTTGACGTCCTCACAAAGTGCTATTCCAGGAGCAGGCTTCCCGGCGACTGTAGTACCCACCGTGAAATATCGTGGCGTCTTGGCCCATACAGGACGGTAAACGAGCATACCGCACGGTGTGCCAATCCGCACATTACCGATCTTTCGCTGGTGCTGCATATTTGTAGCGTATACTGGGCGTGTTGATCGGAGGCCACGCGGTTTAACACGGAACAACGGCTCTTTAGGCGGCGCGTACTGTCTCACCGACCGAAATTGGCCACATTG